TTGGTCTGGTTACAGTGCATCTTCTCCAGTTTCTCTCCTTGTGACTCAACCAACTGGATATTCAAATATGGATCTCCACTATGCTGGTATAAGTACTGGTATTGGTATTGAGGCAACTGCAAAGGTTAAGATAGGAGTTGGTTCAAGTATTGTAGATTTTGAAATTGATGATCACGGAAGAGCTTATAAAGTCGGTGATGTGTTAATTGTTCCTGGATTGATTCAAGACCCAAATGCAGGTTCCTTTGAAGAGTTCCAGATTACAGTGGAAGAAGTTCAGACAGATAAGTTTGCTGGGTTCTATCCTGGTCAGTTTATCCTCTTTGATGATTTCGCATCACAATTCAATGGATTTAGGAAGAAGTTTACTCTAACTCAAACTGAGAACGGAGTTACTGACATCGTAAGTCTTAAGAAACTAGATGGTTCCGACTTGGTTCTTGAAAATAATCTATTCATCTATGTTAACGATATTCTCCAAGAACCTAGAAAGGCATACAACTTCCGTGGATCTAGAGTTATCTTCACTGAGGCTCCAAAACCAAACTCAACATGTACTGTCATGTTCTACAGAGGATCCAGTATTGATGTTGAAACTGTAATTCCACCAGAAAGTCTTAAGAGAGGTGATGGTGTTATTATTGCAGAGAACAGAAATGATCCTTTTGATAGAGATCAATTTGAAAGAATTGTTAGAGATATTAAAGCATCTGACGAATTCGATACGTTCTCTTACGCAAGTGTTGGTATTGATACTAATCCCGATAATGTCAGACCTTTGACTTGGAAAAAACAAACGTTTGATAGAATTATCAATGGTTCTATTATTTCCAAATCTAGACCTGGACTTTCTGGAAGAATCGTTCCAAATGCAAGAGTGATTAATGATGTAAAACTTGGCGATACTGAAATTTACGTTGATAATGCATTCCCAATCTTTAGTGAACTTGACACAATTTCAGAAGATGATAGACACATTTATATCGTAGAAGATAGAGCAACTCAAGTAGCAATCGCAACGGCAGTTGTCTCCAGCGCTTCAACTATCAGTTCTTTTGTTATTAATAATGCTGGTGTGGGATATGCTTACACTGATAGTCCTATTATTAATATTTCTGCCACTGCGATTAAATCAAAAGATCCAATTAATGATTGGAAGACAACTTCTGGAATTGGTTCTACCACTATTACATTTAACTCCATTGAAAAGGGTAATGTATCGATTATAGTTGGTAGTGGATCTAGATATGCATTTAGTGCTGGTTCTGACGTTTGGTTTGATAATACTCTTGGATTTGGTCATACAATCACTTTCAACTCAGTTGCAGTTGGTGGAACTAATGTTTACATGGTTGTTGGCCAATATGGTTATATCAGAAGATCTATTGGTTATGGTCAAACCATTGATACTTCCTGGACTACCATGGCACTCAAGGAAGATAGATCAATACCCGCTCAGGGAATTGTAAACATTGTCAATAGTACATATGGAGAAGCTGGTCAATCTTTCAATGATATAGTTTATTCTCCTTTCTTGAATAAGTGGGCTGCAGTAGGAACTGCAGGATCCATCTTCAGTGCAACTGGACTTTCAACTGATAGGTTTATAAGTGTAACTTCTAACTCTATTCAGAGTATTAACAGCGTTGTTGCAACTGGTGAAGGTATTATTGCAGTTGGAAATAATGGAACTGTATTGACTTCTCCAAATGGTCAAATTTATTCATCCCTGGGAATCGCTGGATTAGCTGGATTTAATCTGAATAAGATTATTTACTCTAATGGTAAGTATGTAATTTGTGGATCTGGTGGTGTTATTGCTACAGGTGATAAATTCTCTACGATTGCAAAAGTTACAACGAACTTAACTACTGAGATTGTCAGTGTTGATTATCAGGATATCTATGTTGCACTTGATGTAAATGGTGATCTATATTATTCATTTGATGCATCAACTTGGATTCAAAGAGATGTTGCAAATGTTGGATCAAACACTTTGAAAGATCTTTCTTTTGCACCAGAATACGGTGCAGATGGTAGATACATTGTGGTTGGTTCTGGTTCTACAGTCATAGTTTCTGATCAGGTGTTCAATAGAGCAACTGGAGAAACATCCCAGACTAATGGAATCGTAACTTCTATCACCGTTACCAATGGTGGATTTGGTTATTCTCAAGATAACCCACCATCTGTATTGATAGAAAGTCCACTTGTTAAGAAAGAGAAAGTTGATTCTGTTAAAGCAGTGGGTGATTTTGGTACAATTATTGGAATTAATACATTCGGTGCAGGAACCGTTGGATTTGGAACCACAACGCCTAAGATGGAATTTGTTCTCAAATCTGAAACTTATGATAATACCGCTCTTGGAATTGGTTATTCTTCACTAAACACTTTCGGTGTATCTTACTCTCAACTTTCTAAGGGTGATTATTTCGTAATTCAAAATAGTAATGTTGCAATTGGACGTACACTAGTTGGAATCACTACATTGGATGGATTGAATGGAATGGCCAATTATCCAGACTCTGTTGTCGGTATCATGCGTACTGAACAAGAATTCATTGATGGTGTCTATCGAGTTGAACATGTAACAACTGCCCAGGCGGGTATTGTTACTGTAACATGTAACTTTAATAGTAATGATGCTTCTGTTGCGGGTGAATCTATCCAAGTTTACAGAAGAGGTGCTGATGTTAGTGGAGTTAATACCAATGGATTCTACGGACATTATAGTTGGGGTAAAATCTACGACTTTAGAAATAGAGTTTTAGGAAAACCCCAGTCATTTACAGTTGATAGAGACCAAGGAATTGTTGGATTGGAGACTGCTCCATTCATTTACAGATCTAGGTCAATTTAATTCAATAAATACTAAGAAGGAAAACCCCTGTTTGTTCTAAAATGCCTGCAATTATATCGGATCAATTTAGGATTCTTAACGCCGAGAATTTCGTAAAGAACATTACCGGCGCTGCGAGTACTACTGATAAGTATTATACGTTCATTGGTATGCCCAATGCCTTGGAACCGCAGGCAGGTGGCACATCAGATTGGGCAACTAATACTCCATCCCCACTGGATGGATTTAAAGAAGAAAACGAAATCAAGCAATCAATTATTGCAATGAGACAAATTACGTCGCAAGACGTAAGACGACTTGTAAGAAAGGTTGAATGGGTTTCGGGTACAACGTATGAAATGTATAGACATGACTATAGTGTCTATAACAGAACTCCAGTTAATGAAGCAACTTCATTATATCAGTCAAATTACTACGTTATTAATGATGATTTAAGAGTTTATATCTGTCTGCAGAATGGCACTGATCCAGAAAACCCTGCAGGAAAACCATCATATGATGTACCAAATTTCATCGATTTAGAACCAAGAGCTGCAGGTACTTCAGGTGATGGTTATATTTGGAAATATTTGTTTACGATCAAACCATCTGAAATTGTAAAGTTCGATTCTATTGAATATATTCCAGTTCCCGAAAATTGGGGTAGTTCCACTGAAACTGCATCTACTAAGAATAATGCAGTTGATGGTAAAGTAGAAACAATTCTTATTGACAACAGAGGTTCTAACTATCAGCCAATCTCCACATCTTTCTCGAACGTACCAATTTTAGGTGATGGAACTGGAGGCAAAGCAACTATTACTATCGATTCCTTTGGAAAGGTTTCTGAAGTATTTGTAACTGATGGTGGTAAAGATTACACTTATGGAACTATCCAGTTTTATCCTGGTGCTCCAGAATCAAATGCTGGAGAATCACTTGCTAACTTAGCAAATACGGGAATTGGAACAACTTCATTTGCACAATTTAAGGTAATCATGCCGCCAAAGGGAGGTCATGGTTATGACGTTTATAGAGAACTGGGTGCATATAGAGTTCTTCTCTTCTCTAGATATGAAACGATTGAAACTAATCCAGATATTATTCTCGGAAATGACTTTGCTAGAGTTGGTATTTTGAAAAATCCAACTATTCCAAATAGTAACACTGAAATATTAAGTCAAAATATGGTTAGTGGTCTTGGTGCCCTTAAGTTATCTGGTGTTACCACAGCGACAACATATGCAGTTGATTCCGTTATTAAACAAACTGTTGGTCTTGGATCTACTGCTGTTGGATTTGTCGCTTCTTGGGATAAGACAACTGGCGTTCTTAAGTATTATCAACCAACAGGTCTAGCGTCGAGTGAATCTGGATTCAAAATTATCCCATTCACTTCGTCACCAGAACCAGGTTATGGTGTAACAATTAATTGCAATTCCATCGTAGGACCAGCACTATCGATTGATACTGCATTCCAAGGTATCACTACCTCAATAAATAATAAGATATACCAATTAGGTCTAGACTTTGTAGCTGGTATTGGATCTGCAGAATTTAATAAAAAGTCTGGTGAACTAATCTACATAGATAACAGGGCCCCAATCCCTAGATCCGCTAGCCAAAAAGAAGATATCAAAGTTGTACTGGAGTTCTAAATCAACATGGCACAGAATATCAATCTAAACGCTTCTCCATACTTTGACGATTTTGATGCGTCAAATAGTTATCAGAGGGTTTTATTCAAGCCAGGAACTCCTATTCAGGCAAGAGAACTTACTACCCTACAGTCAATTCTACAAGATCAAGTAGAACAGTTTGGTAAACACTTCTTTAAAGAAGGATCAGTCGTAATTCCTGGTCAAATTGCATATGACCCAGACTATTTTTATGTTCAAATTGATGCAAACCACTTAGGAGTTCCAGTAGAAATTTATTTGGATGCTTTGGTTGGTCAAACAATCAAGGGTCAAATTAGTGGTGTTAAGGCAAAAGTTGTAAATTATATTACCTCAAGTACATCTGAAAGGGGAAATGCAACTCTTTATGTAAAATATTCAACTGGTAGTGAAAATGATGAGGGTGCTAATGGAAATCAAAAAACCGTTTTTGATGCTGGTGAAAATCTTGTAGTTACTCAGGATGTAAAGTATTCACTATCTACTATTAGATCCGAGTCTACTTTTGCTACTACTCTTCTCACCGATTCAGTTGGTGAGGGTTCTGTTGCAAAAATTGCAGAAGGTGTCTACTTTATTAGAGGATTTTTTGTAAATGTTCCTGCTCAGGAGGTAATTCTTGATCAATATGGAGATACTCCTTCCTATAGGGTTGGTCTCTTTATAAATGAAGAAATTACGGTTGCATCTACAGAAAATCCAGATTTATTTGATAATGCAAGAGGATTTTCAAACTTTGCTGCTCCAGGTGCAGATAGACTGAAAATAACTACAACTCTAATTAAAAAGAGTTTGGATGATCTAAATGATGAAGATTTTATTGAATTACTGAGAATTGAAAACGGCATAGTTCAAAAATTCGTAAAAGATAGCACATATAATGTTATTAGTGATGAGTTAGCTAGAAGAACATATGATGAATCGGGTCACTATTATGTAACTCCGTTTTCGATTGAAGTAAAAGAATCTCTAAATGATCAAATTGGAAATGATGGTGTTTATCTACCAAATCAACAAACACAATCTGGAATAACTCCTTCGGACGATTTTATATCTTTACAAATTTCTCCAGGTAAAGCATATGTCAGAGGATATGAAGTAGAAACTATTAGCACCACCTCTCTTGATGTACCTAAAGCCAGAACTACCGAATTAAAAGAAAATTCAAGTGTTCCATTTACTCTGGGTAGACAATTTGAACTGAATAATGTTCATGGTTCTTTGCCAGTAGGATTTTCAACGTCAACAGTTTCATTACGTTCGGAAAGAACTGTAAGTGGGGGAACTGCAGCGGGTCTCGAAATTGGTGTTGCAAGAGTTTATGATTTAAAACTCAAAAATGCTGATTATCAAAATGATGCTACTCCATTCGTAGTATCATTATACGACGTACAAACTTATAATTATATCAATCTTAATTCTACCATTGATTTAGCATTACCAGCTTATATCGAAGGTAAGAATAGTAGTGCTCATGGATACCTTGTAGAAGCAGTATCTGGAAGCAACCAATTAAAACTGTATCAAGTATCTGGTACTTTTATTCCTAACGAACAGATTAAAATTAATGGTGAAGATGATTCTAGAACCATTCAGGATGTAAGAGATTACAGTATGAATGATGTTAAACAACTTCATTCTAGCACTGCAGCATTCACTGCGGATATTCTTTTGAATAGAGGTATTGCTATTGCTCCTCAAGGAGATCAATTCAGCATTACTTCTGGTGGTGTAATTAAATCACCAAATCAAACATTTAGTGTAGGTATTCAAACAGGTGATATTGTTGCATATGCACAAGAAGGTGATACTGTACCCACTTTCAACAAAGTAACTGCCGTAAGTGCATCTGCAAAAACAATTACAGTAAGTGCTACGACAGCGGTTACTGGAGTTTCTAATGGTGCTTTACCTGGTAGTACAATTACAGTAACTAATGTTTTAAAACTAGTTCCTCAGGAATTTAATCTTAATGAGGCATACCTTTATGCGCCTCTTGAAGAAATCAATGTTTCTGATACTAACCTATCGGAGTCTAATATTGTAGTCAGAAAGGCATATGATGTTACCATCTCTGGTAATGGTTTAAATCAGACTCTTGAAACTGATAACAGTATGACTCTGGAACCATTTGATGAGGAGGATTATAACCTTACTTACACTAGCACTGGTGCAATTGAAAGTCTTGATAACAGTAAATTGACTGTAAATGGTAGAACCATTACATTGCAAGATCTTAGTGTAGCTAGTGGTTCTGCAAGATTAACAGTAACTTTCAAGAAGAAAGATCTTACTCCAAAGAGTAAAGTATATAATAGAAATGCCGTATTGATTGTAGATAAGTCTTCCAAAGAAGGTTCTGGTACTGCAACTACTTCATTCCAAGATGGTCTTACTTTTGGTAAAATATTTGGAACTAGAGTTCAGGATAAACAAATTTGTCTCAATGTACCAGATGTTCAGGATGTTCTTGCTATATTCGAGTCTAATGATGAGAATGAACCAGAACTACCAAAACTCACATTAACTAACTTTAATGCTAATATTCTCAATACCATTAAAGGTGAGTACATTAAAGGCGAAACTAGTGGAGCGGTTGCTACAGTTGTTGTTAATAACGCAACAAATCAAGTAGATTTTGTTTATCTAAATGAACAGTCTTTCCAGGTAGATGAAAAAGTAACTTTTGCAGAGTCTCAGGTTACTGCAAATGTTTCTGCAATTTCTGTCGGTGATAGAGACATTCTTCCAAACTTTAGTTTGGTTCCAAATCAAAAACCACAATTCTGCGATTACTCTTATCTAGAAAGAAACAGCGATAGCGCTGCACCAACCAGAAAGTTAAAAGTTATTTTTAATCACTATGTTCTAAATGCTGATGACCCTGGTGACTTCGTAACCGTAGATTCTTATGAAAAGCAAAGATATAAGTCCGAAATTCCTATTTTAGAAGATGGTGTTGCTGGTTGTGACATTATTGATGTTAGACCAAGAGTTGTGCCATTTGATGTAGCTACCGCTACAAGATCTCCATTTGAATATAATGCAAGAGCTTTTGCAAAGGCTACAAACTCTTCACCATTTAACTTTGTATCTGATAAAGCAATCAACTTAGATTATAATTTCTATCTCGGTAGAATTGATAGAATTTATCTAAACAAAGATGGTGAGTTCTTCCTTGCAGAAGGTGTGCCATCTAAAGAACCTAAAGAACCTCAAGTGATTGATGGATCTTTGGATGTAGGAACCATTACAGTTCCACCATACGTATTTAAAACTGATGACGTGGAAGTAGTTCTTACTCCACATAAGAGATATAGAATGATCGATATCTCTCAACTTGAAGATAGAATTACCAGTGTTGAAAATTATACTGCACTTTCTTTACTTGAAACTGAAACTAAAAACTTAACTATTAGAGACTCTCAGACTGGTTTGGATAGATTTAAGTCTGGATTCTTTGTTGATAACTTTAGATCGGTATTTGGTGGTGAAACTGCTGCATCCGACTATAGGTGTTCTATTGACACTCTTGAAGGTCACTTAAGACCAACTCATTATACTACTGCTATTGATTTACTTCTTGGATCTGAAGCGGTTATTGGTTCATCTGGAACGCCAGATCCAGCAGCCGATCTTAGATTTGTTCAAGATCTTGGAACTCCTAACACCATTAAAAAAGGTGATGTTGTTTGTCTAAACTACGATGATGTAGTTTACTTTGCAAATAAATTTGCTACTAGATCCGAAAACGTTAATCCATTCCATGTTGTTAACTGGATTGGTGCTATTGAACTTAATCCAGCAACTGATACTTGGATTGAAACTAAAAAAACCAAGAGAACTGCAGACATTGAAGGCAATTACAAGACAACTATGCAGCAAACTGGTGCTGATAGTAATACTGGTTTAGCTCCTGTAGAATGGGGTTCTTGGAATACAACTTGGAGAGGAACACAGGTAACTGGAAGAAATACTAGGAGAACTAGGGTTGACAGTAGAAGGATTGGTAGAACTACAACTACAGGCCCCAGAAGAAGTAGAGGTAGACTACGTACAACCAGAACCACAAGAAGAGATACTTTTATCCAGTTTACAAATACCACAACTCTCACTACTACAAGACAACAAAGAACTGGTACTCAACTTAAAGTTGCTGAAAGATTTGATTCTACAAGTCTAGGAGACAGAGTTGTTTCTACTGAAGTTATTCATACAATGAGAAGTAGAAACATTGAATTTATTGCAAGAAGAATGAAATCTAATGGTAGGGTTTATCCATTCTTTGATAACGTGGACATGTCCAAATACGTTATCCCCAAACTTATTGAAATTGAGATGGTATCTGGAACTTTCCAAGTTGGTGAGGTTCTTGTTGGTAATAGTGGTGCTGTTTCAATAAGAGTTAGAGTTGCAACTGCCGATCATAAGTATGGTCCTTATAATGCACCAGATCAAACTTACAAACAGAATCCATACAAGACTGGTGAAATTTTACCAAAAGCATATTCAACTACTTCTTCAATTGTAAACATTGATACTGCAGGTTTGGAACTCCAGTCTGCTTCTGGTTATTATGGATACATTGTGAAGGACATGAAACTTGTAGGTCAATCCAGTGGTGCAGTTGCAAAAATTAAAGATGTAAGACTTAAAGCTGATAATTCTGGAACTATTATCGGTTCTCTATTCTTACCAGATCCAACTCTTTCTTCTACACCATCTTTTAGTACTGGAACAAAGACTTTCTCACTAACTTCTAGTAAAACTAAGTCAACTATTGTTGGTACTAAGGACAGTGAAGCAGAAACTACATATAGTGCTTCTGGAACTCTACAAAACGTAGAGAATCTGACTCTCAGAATGAGAAATGCAGACGTTGAGAGAAATACTCAAACTCAAGGCAGGACTCGACAGAGAACTAGAACTAGACAAAGAGCTCGTACAACCTTTAGGGATAGAACTACCACTCAGAGAAGATGGGTTGACCCACTTGCACAATCCTTTGAAGTTCCAGATACAAATGGTATCTTTATCTCTAAGGTAGATTTCTTCTTCAGAACAGTTGATACTGCAGGTCTTCCAGTTACTTGTCAGATCAGAACAATGCAAACTGGTCTGCCAACTCAAACAATTGTTCCGTTTGGTGAAACTGTATTAACTCCAGATCAAGTTAGTGTTTCCAACGATTCAAGTGTACCAACTACATTTGAGTTCCCATCTCCAGTTTATCTTGCACCAAACCAAGCATATTGTTTCGTTCTCCTATCTGCATCTAATGAATATAATGTTTGGATTTCGAGAATGGGTGAAGTAGATGTTTCTACCTTGGATAAGGCAGAATCTGAACAAATTATTGTTGCACAACAACCACTATTAGGTTCCCTATTTAAATCTCAGAACGGTGCAACATGGGATCCTGCACAATATGAAGATCTTAAGTTGACTGCATATAGAGCAGAATTCTTTGAAGGTTCTTCTACTGCAAGATTCTACAATCCAGATCTTGATATTGGTAATAATCAAATTGCAAGTCTCGATCTGAATCCACTGGAGACTACTTCTAAGTCTATTCTCGTAGGTATCGCTAAGAGTCTATCCACTGCGGAAACTGGAGCTTTAACTCCAGGTGTTAAAGTATTGCAACAAAGTAATCCTGGATTCTCTGGAAATCTAAGAAGTCTTGTAGGTGCTATCGGTATCAGTAGTGATTTAACCATTACTAATGCAGGAACTGCGTTTACTTCCGCAAGTACTACTTACTCTAATGTAGATCTGATTTCTCTTACTGGTAAAGGTAGTGGTGCAAAAGCGACAGTTACTGTCAATGGTGGTGTTGCAGTTGCTGCTACAGTATCGATTGGTGGTACTGGTTATGCATTTGGCGACTCTTTAACTGTGGATTATGCAGATACTGGAAACTTCGGTAAGAATTTAATTCTATCAATTCCAAATACTGTTGGTGTTATCTCCGCATTTAACTCACTAATTATTGATAGAGTTCAAGGTAATATTGCAGTTGATGCTTCATCAACTCTATTCTATGTTGGTACTGGTGGAACCGCAAATATCAGCGGTGCATCAAATGTTAAATATGCAGAAACTCTAAGTGATGGACTTCACCTTAAAGTTCGTCATTCAAATCACGGAATGTATTCTGTTAATAACTTTGTTACTCTATCTGGAATTCAACCAGATCAAAAACCATCAAAAATTGAAGCAAAGTATACTCCATCCGCAACTGGAGATTTGGTTGTAGAAAACGTTGGCATTTTCACTAGTTTTGAAAATGTTCCAGTTGATAATACAAATCCTGGTTATATTATTATTGATGACGAAATCATTAAATACACTGGAGTAAATACTTCTGCAAATTCCTTACAAGGAATCAGCAGAGCACAAGATAACACCATTGCTGAGGAACACTCAATCAATGAACCAGTGTATAAGTATGAAATGAATGGTGTTTCTCTTAGAAGAATCAATAAAAAACATGATTTTTCTGAAGTTAATCACTCACTGTTCCCGATTGACATTGATTCTTATCACATTAAGATTGATGCATCTGAGTCTGGAACAGATAGAACTACTGGAAATGCCAATTCATTCCCAGTTCTATTCTTCAACGAAGATAAGAAGTGTGGTTCTTATGATCAACTATCACTTAAGAACTCTAATAGAACTCCACATGCAACCCAAAACATCCCATTCAATGCTCTAACTCCTAATCTACAAACTGCAATTCCTGAGGGAACTACAGTTTCTGCGAAAGTTAGAACTTTCTCTGGAGGTTCTCCTGACAATCTAACTCAAGTATCATTCAATGATCAAGGATTTGAACCTATTAGTTTGGAGAGTACTAATTTCTTTGAGACTCCAAGAATAATTTGTTCTAAGGTCAATGAAGATGAACATCTACAAGATTTCCCTGGTAAGAAATCATTCACAATTGAAGTTTCTCTTGAAACCACTGATCCAAAAGTTTCTCCAATGATTGACTTGGATAGAGTCAATGCTATTTTAACTACAAATAGAATTAACTCTAAGATCACGAATTTCTCTACTGACGGTAGAGTTAACTCCCTGACAGAGGATCCAAGTGCAGCAACTTATGTTACTAAGATCATTAAACTCGAAAAAGGATCTGATAATTTGAAAGTATTCTTTGATGCATACAGACATTCTAGTAATGACATCAGAGTTCTTTACAGATTGTTTAGAACAGATACTGATGAATCTAATCAATCCTACGAGTTGTTCCCTGGTTATAGAAACCTTGATGCAAATGGAAATGTAGTTAGTGCTTCAGATAATGATGGTCTACCAGATAAGATCGTCGATTTCTCTAACACTGATGATGATTTTAGGAGTTATGAATATACTGCGAAAAATCTCCCCTTATTTAATGGATTCCAAGTTAAAATCGTTATGAATGGAACTAATTTGGCAAAAGTTCCTTTGATTCGTGATCTCAGAGTTATCGCAACTGCTTGATATGGAAAAACGACCAGTTAAAGACATTCCTGGGTTATTTCGTTTAGACAGCGGAGCAATCGTAAATTGCTCCGACTCTGAATATAATAATTATATGGAAGCAAAAAAACTCAAGTTAAAAGAACTTGAAGAAAAACAAAGTGAAAAAGAAGAAATCCAACAATTAAAGTCGGATGTGGAAGATTTAAAAGACATGTTAAAACTGGTCTTAAATAAATTGGATAAATAGCTAAAACTGTAAGTTCTAATAATGGCGGCAAGGAATGTAAATCTAGTTCTTGAGCAGGGTGTTGACTTTCAAGCCACTTTTACCATTAATAACGCATTTAACAATGCACCTTTGAATCTTACTGGTTATACTGGAATCTCTTCCATAAGAAAACACCCATCCTCAACAACTGCATATCCACTGACAGTATCTTTTCCAGATCGTTTGAAGGGAAAGGTAAAAGTTTCTATGGGATACACTGCCTCAAGTGCAATTGAAGGTGGTCGTTATGTTTATGATCTAATTTTGGTGTCCACGAACGATTACAGAACAAGAGCTGTTCAAGGTAATGTTCTAGTAACCCCAGGTGTTGTCTGATGGCAGAATACGTAGTATCAGTAGATCAAAGTCCAGAATATGATGTTGGTGTCAATTATGAGATACCATCAAAATCTATTCAGAATGCCAATCTTATTCTGGATCATCTGAACTCTCAGTTCGATGGATCAAAGACATTATTTGCATTAACTCATAATAGCAATGTCTATGCTCCTATAAATGATCAACAAATTATAGTTGTTAAAAACAATTTGGTCCTAGAACCACTTGAAGATTATAATATTTCTGGTAGTAATATACAGTTTACTGTTGCACCTACCTCAAGCGACGATGTATTCATTATTGCTTTACAGTATACCGCTGATTTAACCAGAACGGTTAATTTTATTGTAGATTCTGGATCTGCAGATATGAATACTGGTTTGAAAGGTTCACTGACACTAGATGTGACAGGTACTATTGAACACGTTCAAATAATGTCTGACCAAGTTGGAAGTGTTCAGGTAGAGATTAAAAAGTCAAATTATACATCCTTTCCGACAAGTAATAGCATAACAAATAGTCAATACATCAGCATAAGTAACGGTCAAATTGTCAGAGATGATACCCTAAATAATTGGGATAATATAATCCGATCGGGTGACATACTGCAATTTGAAGTCATTTCGGTCAGTAATATCAGGAGATTTCTAATCTCTTTGAAATTAAATTTATAAATAACAATAGTTATTTCATCTGTAGCCAAGAAGGGAGTTGTTTTAAATGGCACTATTAGTCCCCAATATTGGAGAACTTGAATCACTAAGGTACTTGGTTGCAAATAACAACCACGTTCCTACTCTTGGTGATCAGTCCCCCAGAAACCTTGTTCTCAAACTGTTCACATCGAACACCACCCCAGCGGAGTCTGACGTACCTTCGCCAACCGCATATTTTGAACCATATGGTGTAGGTAACACCAACGCATATGGTTATACACCTACGACTGGTTATCCATTCTGCGTAAACAACAGAACTGATCAAGCGTATACCCAACAGACAGGTATCCTTCTCAACGGTTCTCGTTGGACTATTGCTCAGGTTGGTTCTGGTACTACTGCAACGTATCCAGAACAGACTTTCACATTCAGTGGTGCTGCTGGTGACGTATACGGCTACTACGTTACTCGCGCTAACAATATGCCAACTACTGTACAAGGTGTTGTACATGGAGCGGACGTTGGTATTGGAACCACAGTAAGTCTTGGAAACAACTCTGACCCCGTTATTGGTGTTATTGGTAACTCATATCTCACAGTTGACGCTAACCAGAGTGTAGATGGTATCACTCTTGGAATGGTTGTTGGAGGTAATGCTGGTATTGTAACGGGAACTAAGGTTATTGGTGTTGACAGAGCACTGAAAGTTATCTACTTGGATAATGCACTGATTGATAACATTCAGGTTGCAACCGATCCCGATGTTACATTCAGTTTCTCCAAGATTTCCGCGACTAACCACGGATTAGTTGCTGGTGACATCATTTATGTTGCTGCAGGTACTGCAAACACCACTACCGCATCCGCAACTTATACCGTATTTGATGTACCAAACAACAACGAGTTTACAACAACTCCTGCACTTAACCCAACTCAAAATGCTGTTGGTGGTGCTGGAACCTGTACTCTCTACTCTAGCATCATGTATGCTGAGAGATTCACCAACGGACCATACACGATCCAAAACAACGGTGACCAAATTAAGATCACACTGAATGTCGCACTTGACTGATATTATATCTTTTTTCTTAATTTAATAGTTTTGAATTGTGAGGGGGTTGCTTATTATGAAGCGATCCCCTCCTTTGTGATCTCTAAACTATATGTTAGGTCGTACTGATGCCAAGCGTCTATAAGTTTAATCTGGAACAAGCGGATTTTCCTTATGAACAGGAAGATTATGGAACTCTTTCGGGTTCCGTATCATCTACTGTTGATTATGGAAGTGGTCTGCCTGTTCAGAATGAACCAGACTATAGTACAGACCTTTATTATCCCCCAACTCCAACTCCCTCCACTCCGCCAGGGTTACCTTATTTAAATTTCGGATTTATTTACGAAACTCAGGATCAATATCCTGGCGGCGGACTCACTACAAGTGGACTTATTGGAGAGGCTAAGACTACTAAAGATTACACACCCCCACTTGACCTTTACATCATTCTTGCTGGAGAAGTACTCAAGAAACTTGTTAAGGTCTGGGTTGGTACTGGTCAACTCTTCGAGATAAGAGAAGACGGTGGTATAAGATTAATAAGACAAACTGGCGAAGCTTCGGGAACTCTCCGATTCGACGAAAGCACCGTGGGTGCTACGGAGAAAGTCTCCTTTAACCCACCAGAGAACAACCAACTATACAGCATTTCGGGATCTTCTGTTGAGAAGTTTGTAGCTAATACTCCAGAAGACACCATACTGTTCTCTGCTGGTGGCGTTGGCCTAACCAAACAAGAGTGGAATTACGGATATTACGGAGACGATAACGATCCTGGCACATCAGGTATTGTTACACTTGGTGCAGGTTCTGTACCTACTGGTGTTTCATTCATCGTCGAACTGGACGGTAATGGATCACTATTCAGTCTTGGCGAGAAAGACGAAAGTGTAACTTGGAGTTATAACAAATCTTCTATCGGATTTGGCACAGAAGATTGGGGTTATGTTTACGAACAGGCAGCTCCAATTAATTGGGGATTTATTACCGATCCCGTTGGTGGAAGTGATCAGAACTGGGGACTTATTACCGAAACGGATTTCACCGAGTTGCCTTTCGGTTCAATCCTCTTCGATCAGACTGTAGAAGGCGATACAAGACTATTATATCTCTATCAAGTTACTGGTGCTGGTACTTCTGGTGGTATCACCATCTCAGGCAGACCTCTCGTCCATCCAGAGGTCGATTATACGCCTCATTATGGTATTGACCAGAACATTGGTATCGGGACCACTGGCATCCAAATTAGTGGTGAGATCGAAAATCCAATCAGAACCTTTGCACATGAGGGTTCTGGTAATATCAGGTTCTTACGATCCGTATTCGAGGGTAGTAATCTCACTCTTGATGGATCAACTCCAACATTTGATAGTGATCAACACTATTGGGATTCTACTCAAGGTATTGCAGCCAAAGAAAGCTTTACTGGAGATCCCCCAGAAGGCGTTGTACTTTACACCGCTTCTGGTACTGCAGCTGAGACATTTATTGCTCAAACTCCAGAAGATGTCGTTCTCTTCAAAATATCTGGAGAAATTGAAGAACCTCTTCTCACGTTCAGTGAAGTTGGTGTTCCTGGAATTATTACTCTCACAGGAACCGCTGTCGAACGTCAGACTGATGATTATGCTGGTGTTGGAATTGCGACCTTTGTTGGTGATGCAGTTACTCAACCTATTGGTGTATTTGGTCAAGGTGGCACATCCACTGACGGTGGCGGTATTACCATCCTCGGTGAACTTAACCATCCAAATATTGATTACACGCCACATTATGGTATTGACCAGAATATTGGTGTTGGTACAACTGGTATCCTGTTCTCTATTGGTCCAGGTGGATTTGATATTCTCGGAAATCCAATTGGTGGAAGATACTACTCACCAATTTACCCAGGTAATGCAGGTGGAGTTGAAGGACCTGGTAGTCCTGGTATTGGCACCTTTAGACTTAATGATAATAGAGAACTTACTGTCACGAGAGCTCTACTACCATACTTTGGTAGAGGTACTATTAATGTCACAGGTATTGCTTCTGAGGCATTTGGCAATCAAGTCGATGATGATGTAAATGTAATCCTATTCAATATAAGTGGAGACGCTATAGAGCGTCCTGTTCAGGTATATGGTTACTATGGTGATGATCGTGATCCAGGCACTTCTGGAATTATCACCATATCTACCCAAACTACTGAAACAGTAGAGAAAGTTGCATATGATTATGTTGGATCTGGAAGTGCTAACTTCTCTGGTGCTGCTTCTGATGTCAGATTAGTAACTGCATACGAGGCATCTGGAACTCTCTTCGTTCAGGGAGGATCCGCAGAGGCAACAACTGCAGATCCTGCAGATGAAACAGTACTTTATACTTTCTCTGGAAACGCTCTAGAATCTTACAACAGAGCTCCTGTTATTGGATCGGGAACTCTGACCATAAGTGGTGCTGCTTCCGATATCAAGACTACTGTCGATGAAGTCGGATCTGGTGTTATTGAATTTAGTGATCGTGCTATTGCTCGAGTTAGATACATTCCTTCAATCTTTGGCAGTGTACTGTTCAAAGTTGGAACGAATCTTGATATTACTTGTGATAATGATATACTCGAATGCGATTACTTTAGTGATGCTCTACACTCACTCACTAAAGATCTTACTGATGAGAATGAGACTGCATCTCTCGCAGTTTCTGGTTCTGCTGGAACTAGAGAAGTTGATCTATTCCAGGATTATACAACCACTGGAAATCTCACATTCTCCAGTTCTGCTACAGAAAGGTTTGTATTTACTCCAGAAACTTCTGGTACGTTATCCATTACAGGGATTGCAGAAGAATCTTATTCGAGAGCAAACTTCTCTGGTTCTGGAACATTCTCTACTCTCAATGGAGCTGCAGAGAAATTCAGATTCAACCCAGTTGGTGGAACTATTCTTTATGACATTGGTGGATCTTCTACTACAAGAATTGAAAAAGAATATACAGCAGTCGGACTCGGATTTGCAACGTTCTCTGGTTCTGCAGAAACTAGAATTGAAAGAGAACTTAGAGTTTCTAACACCGTCCTATTCCAAGTTTCTGGTGAACTTAATCATCCAAACATTCAATATATTCCCCACTATAGAGGTGGCGGAACAATCACCATACTTGGATCTGGGGATGAATCTGTTGCCAGAACTCACAAAGGAACAGGAGGACTATTTGGTCTTGCATCTGGACTTGAATCTTATGCACGTACACCTTACATCGGTGTTGGTACGATTTATATCGGTAAGTACGATCCTAATGGCGAGGCAGCTCAGGGTGCTGGTGGACTAGGTGGTCTTGCGGGTGGTGGACTGTCAGGTGGCGGAACGGAAAAACGCAACTTTGAACCACCAAGAACATTTGTGTCCATAATTTAAGATACTAAATATATCAGAGAAAGTAGTAGTTGAAGAGCACGTCGTACTATGACCAAACAGGTACAACTAAGAAGGGGTACAGCAGCCGAACATGCTGTTTTCACGGGTGCGGTCGGAGAATTAACAATTGATACCACTAATGATGTGGCAGTTGTACATGATGGTGTAACTCAAGGAGGTCTTCCCCTAGTTGGAACCTTAGCCGAACAAAAAATATTAAATAAAACCGCAATTGGTATTGGGACGGGATCCCTCAACGAAGGTTTATATGTAAAAGGGAAGTCTGAAATCAGGGGCGATCTCTTCATGCTCCCTGATCCTACATTAACTTATACTGGTATTATTTCTTATTTCGATAATCAGAATACCATCACTGGTATTGCTACTGCTGGTGTTGATGTTGGAAATAGATTTGCTCTTGGACCCCAAGTTCACGTTGGTAGTGGTGTAACTATTGGTGCTGGTGCGACTACTTCAACTGTCACTGGTGTTGGACAATCAACTATTACTCTCTCCGACACCTTTGATACTGGATATTTTGTTGCTCAAAGTGGTGAGTTAGATGGATTTTATGATGGTGCAGACCCCACCACTGGTCCAGACATAATTGTTGGCATTAATACCGCTGGTATTGTTGCTTCTTGGAGAATAACTGGACCTGGTATTCCAGATGATACTAGAGTTTTCAGTGTTGGTGTTGGTCAAATTCAAATTGATAAATTAGCTCTTAATACTACTGCTGGTGTAGCAATTCAAGCAGGTGACACAACTGCAGGATCTAACGTCATTAGTATTGATGATACTAATGAAGGTATTTCTACAGGAATGCTCGTTACTGACGACATTAATGGAACTAGTAATATTCCTGCAAATACAACAATTACTGAAATTATTAATGGTACTGATATCAGAATAAGCAATAATGTTGTTCTGACTACATCAACTGACATTAAGATGACCGATCGTCAAACTTTTAAGTTTGGCGAATTCTCTTCTATTTCTTTCACTGCATATTTTGATAGTGCTGGTATCGGTAGTATTGGTGCGGGTAATCTTCAACTAACTAAGTTTGCTAAAATTGGTGAAGATCTAGAAGTTTCTGGTATTGCAACCATTGGTGCAGGTCTTTCTGTTTTATCAGGAAGAATATTCAGTGTTGGAGCAATTGAAGGTCAATCTACTGGTCAAGTTGCTGGACAGTGGACTGCAAATAGACTTATTTCAGAGAACGACATAACTGGTGTCGGTCTCACCATGCAGAACTACGTTGTTTCTGATAGATGTTACTTCAACATCAGTGATAACGGTGTTGTTCGCATGAACTCTGGTATTGCTACTTCTTTTAATGCTCAGAGTCTCACAGTTACCACTGGTATTGTAACGTCACTAACTGCAGTTAATATAGCAGTTGAACAAACAGGTACGTTTGGTGATAACGTTATCCTTAATAATGGTAACTTAAATGTTAATAGTGGATTTATCTTTGGTGCAGGTGATCTTGACATTGGAGGACAAGCTGAGATAGGTGGCGACCTCAATGTAACTGGATTTACAACAGTTGGTGGTGGTGCAACGTTTACTCAGGGTATCTGGGTATCTGCAGCTGCTACTGTTATTAATGATGTAGAGATTCGTGATGGAAGTCTGACCGTATCCAGCATTGGATTTGGAACGGTTTCTTCATATAAAGGACATGGTTTATCCATAGCACCAAACGTAAACATTGGTGGAGGGACTGATCCAGGACCTGGTATTTTAACCGCAAAGTATATTGTAGCAAATAATACTGGAGATATTGCAAAAACTGGTAGTACAGTCGATTATCTACCATTCCAGATTACTGGTATCGACACTTCTAATATTTTCCGTGGAGACAGAGTATCTGCAGCAGGCACAGTATCTTTGTATACGATTAAAAACCCTGCTTTAGTTACTGATATTGGTATTAGTACAGTATTTGTAAGTCAACCGATTGAAAGAACTGGATCTATTACAACCAGTTTCGGTTATTTGGATGGAGGTCCAGGTATTTCTACCATCAGTGGTATTAACACGGCAGGTGCTGTCGTAGGATACGGTATCACTTTCGGAGCAACAGCAGAAGGAACTACTATTGCTGCTATTGGTGTTAGTGCTATTACTTTATCTGCACCCGCAACAAACACTAGAGATGAATTATTTACAGTTACTGGTGGATCCATTGGTCTTGGTCTTACTGTAATTACTGGTGTTAATACATCTAATGTTGAAATTGGTGATACAGTTGAAAACCCAACCGCATTTACAGGAACTCCTCCAATTGTAGGTTCTATTGGAATTGGTAGTATTATAGTTTCATATGGTGCAGACGCTGCAGTATCCAATGGAGATTTCCAAATCTCACTTAAGAGAGACGTTTATTGGGGTCCAACAACTGGTATTACATCAGACTTCTTGGTAACAAATACAAATTATGGAAGATTTGAAGGCACTCACTTAGAAGTTGAAAGAGTAGGAACTATTAATGTAACTGCTGGTGATATTACGGCAGGAAGTGGTGTTATCACTTCATTAGTAGCCACAAATCTAAATTATGATGTTTCTTATGGTGGTACTGCTTATATTAATAGTGGTATTATAACCGACCTTAATATTACTAACTCTGTTATTGGTGAAGTTGGAATAACAACCTCCTTTACTGACCTCACAAACTTCGATGTTGGTATTGGTACTGTACTTCACGTAACTGATGTCTATGCAACCAATGTTTATGCAAACGTTGGTGTTGCAACTGCTCTTGATACTCCATTACTGCAAGTAGGAACTGCAAATATTGCTGCTGGTATCATTACTTCTGCAGGAATTAGTAGTGCATACATCGATAGAGCGGAAATTAATACTGGCATCATTACTGCTGCGGCTATAGAAGAGATCACAACTCCTCTTGCATACATCAATTCTGGTATCTTTACTGATGTCAACGTAACTACTCAAAATACTAATGAACTGAGATTCAACACTGGTTTTGCTACTAACTTCACGGTTAGTGAAGATCTAAACGCAACTAGACTTACTGCAACCGATACTGTTTCTCTTGGTTCTTCCGTTGGTATTGGTAGTGTAGTTATTGATAATGCTTTCGTAAATACTGGTATCTTTACTGATATTGGAGTAAGTACTGCTAGATTTGATAATCTATACTTCAATAACGGTATTGGTACATACATAGGACTTACTACTGGATTTGCATCTGGTTTGGGTATTCATAGTGTATATGCAAACACTGGTATCTTTACCTCAGTTCAAATTCAAGGAAGTAACATTGCAGATTCTGCAAACTTTGACCGTGCAGTTATTGGTATTCTAACCGTAACTCAGGATCTCTTCGGTGTTGATCAAAAGAATACTGGTGTTTCTACCTTCGGAACCGCGACTATCAATGGTGTAGGTCAAACTACATTCCACATGACTGGTGATATGAGAGTCAGTGGAGAAGTCAAGATTGGTATCGGAACTACTGGTATTACTATTGATGGAGATTCTACTGATATAGTTGGTGTCAGCACCTTTGTAGCAAATGCTGGTATTATGTCATCCTTGACATTATCTGGTATTAATACAAATACAGGTCTTTCCAGAAATGTAACCCTGAAGACTTCTTCTTCTGGTATCGCTACAGATTATACTCTAACGTTACCTGCAAGACTTGGTAAGGTTGGTCAGGTTCTTTCTCTACAAGAAGATAACACCATTGGATTTAACACTGGTGGTCAAGGTCTGTATGAAAACAGATATTATGTATCTGCAGTTAACGGTGATGATAGCAACGATGGTAAGACTCTTCCAACTAAGTCAATCAGAAAGGCTGCACAGTTAGCATCCTTCGATTCATTCGTAATTCCAGGTCAGAGATATCTGGATGCTGGTGATTTGATGGAGAACAATAAAGACTTCATCGTCGATGAAGTTGTTGGTAAAGTTGAATTTAATTATGAAAATATTGGTGTTGCAACTATCTTCCCAGATTATGATCAATCTATTTGGAAGACATATGTTGGTGATACATTAGATGATCTAATCTATAATATCAGATTTGGTGGAAATAACCAAATCAGAGCACGTGCTGTAGGTTTTGGTACTACTACTTTCTCAACCACTACTGAACCTGCACTATATGCTTTTGAATATCTTAGATATATCACCCAGTATGTTGTCAACAACCAAACTCCACCAACATTCTACAGTGATCCTTCTGTAACTCAACAGACTTTTGACTTAACGATCACCCAAGATCCAGAAAATAATAATGCAAACTATTTCAATAGAAATAAGAGTGCAAGAATTCTTCTAAGTGGAAACAGACAAGAAATTATTGATAAGTCACTTGCATCCGTCGCAATTGGCGTTACCGATGTTCCCTCGTTCTACTTCCCAGGTGATGACGGTCCTGTAACTGATAGATCCAGATTCTACACTGCATATCGTCTAATCCAGAAGAATAGACAGGAAATTATTGATTATGCATGGGCAGCAACTGTTGCAACATATCCTGGCATTTCTTCTACAGAAACTAAGTGTAAGAGAGACCTTGGATATTTTGTTGATGCAATTTCGACTGATATCTTCTGCGGTAGTAACGAATACGCAAGAAGATTCATGGGATTCTACTTCGATGCGAATGGAAACCCAACAGGAAATGGTTTACTTGGAGAAGAAACCGAATCGGTATTTGCATTTACAGAAGCCGCAGTTGGTATGTCCTCTGCAGTTTGTAACCTACTTGCAGTAACAGATCTAACTGCACCAAATGATCCTCTTACAGGAAATAATAATGGTGCATCTAACTGTGCTAACGTAAGATCTACAATCACCACACTGACTGGTATTGTTACTACAACCGTCGCAGCAGGTTCTACTTCTGGAATTTCTACTACTCCAAACTATGGTTACTTTGTTGTTGATTATGAAACCAACGTTCGCGGAAACGTAGGTATTGCAACTACCATGGTCACAGGTGGTAGAAAGTGTGCAAGAGACCTTGGATATATCATTGATGCAGTCACAATGGATATATCGTTTGGTAGTAACCAACATATTCAACGTGCAACTAAGTTCTACTTTGATGGTGCTGGTAATCCTAAGACTGATGGATTGGTTGCGGAAGAAGCGATTTCTGGTTATGCATTTACAAGTCTTGCCTATTATGCTAAGAAGGCAATTACTAACCAGTTAAACTTCCAAGACTTTACCAGACCATTTGATGCTGGTATTGGAACTAATAAGGGTGATCTGGTTTGTGCAAACACCCAAGCATCAATTGATAACTTAGTTGGTATTCTTACTACTGCAGTTCTTAGTGGATCACTAGCAGGCATTCCAACCTCAATTAACTTCGGTGTTGCAGATTGTGCTGATGTAAGAGAGTCAATCTTCAACTACGTCGGTATTGTTACAACTGCAGTTAGTGGAATCGGTTCTATCCCAGCACTTAACAATCCACAAACACAGTCACAACCAGTTTGTATCTTCGTTGAGGCTGGTAACTACGAAGAAGATAACCCAATCATCCTTTATGATGATATCGCAGTTGTTGGTGATAACCTAAGAAACACCATCATTAGACCTAAGAACCAAGGTAAGGACCTCTTCCGTGTAAGAAACGGTATGTATCTGACTGGTTTCGCGATGAAGGATGCGATTGACGCTGCAGGTATTCCTCAGTCTACTTGGAGATTCGCAGTTGCATTTGACGATCCAGCAGATACATCGGTTTCCAGAACTGGTTATGCAACCAAACTGGATAAACCAATTATCAGTAGATCTCCTTATATTCAGAACTGTTCGATTCTTTCTTTCCTTGGAGGTAACGGTATTCTGGTTGACGGTGCTAAGGTACAGTCACCAAACACTCCAATTATTAAAGAAGAAGTCGAACTTAACGCAGACAGCGTACAACCTGAACAGGGTAAGTCCATGGTTGCTGCGGCGTTTACCATGGTTTCCTTCGGTGGTATTGGTTGGCGTGTTATTAATGATGGTTATTCTCAGGTTGTTTCCTGTTTCCAAATCTTCTGTAGATATGGTTCACTTGCACAGTCTGGTGGTTACCTATCCATCACCAACTCTGCAACCAACTTCGGATTCTACTCTCTAAGGGCGACAGGATTCTCTAGAAACTCTTTCGTCTTCGATAGGGGTAGAGTTGCTGCAACTGGTACTTCAGGTGGTCTACAGACCCTTAAGGCCGTCGGTTACGGACGTTCTGACATTGATAACTATGTCCTTAGATTCTTCGATGATGGTTTAGTAGACAGAACTAACCTATTCAAGCCCACTACAACTCAAAAAGACTTTAACGCAGCAACTGCAGTTAATACGGTTGCAGAAACTCTCACAATTACTAACCACGGATTCACAAATGGTGATCCTGTTGTTTATAACGGTGATGAAGATGCACAACCACAAAGAATCATTGGCGGTCTTGTTAATGATAACCAGTACTATGTTGGTTACATTGATGCAAATACCGTTCAACTCTATGAAGATGATTCTCTTGCACTTCTAGTTGATCTGCAAGATACTGGTGGTGGCGGTATCCACACCTTGACGAAGGCATCACAAGACTTCTTCGCAACTCAGGTTACTGACGCACACAACTCTTATCAGATGTTGACCTTAGCGGGTGTTGGTTCTACTGCCAACTTCCAATCTGGTAGACTTGTTCAACAAAGTGTTGCTAGTGGTACTGCAATTGGTTACGCTGTAACTTATTACAACGATACTAGAAAACTACTGGTTGGTCTAGAACTATCTGGTGGTATCAGAAGACCATTCGCAGTCTCTGATGGTGGTAGTAATCTGACAGTTACTGACCATACTTCACCAAATCCAATCGCGATCGGCATTACCGTTGTCGCAGGTATTACAACTTATTGGACTGTTGAGTTCAAGGTTGACTCTACCACAACTGGTAACCAGATTCTCAATATCGCAGATCTACCCGAAGATTATAGACTACACTTCCATAGACCTTCTATCGTTAACTCTTCTTCACATACTTGGGAATACTCTGGTTCTGGTATTGACTACAACGCTCTACCAGAAAACGGAGGTAAAACTGATCCAGACACTGAGCAGGTTTCCGAACTTGGTGGACGAGTTTACTCCTCAGGTACTAACGAACTGGGTGACTTTAAGGTTGGTGATGCAATTACCGCATTCAACAGAACAGGTAATATCATCTTTAACAACACCGTTACCATCGGTACACTGGATTCTATCCGACTGTCCCTATCTGGTGGTGCGGTTATTGAAGAGTTCTCCACTGATGTTGGTCTTGGAGACAATGAAACTGGTGGTGCTAAGAACACCAGAATTTCAACTCAGTTAGCAATCAGATCGTTCCTCAACAACAGACTTGGTTCTGTTCTTGATAAGACCGTATCAACTAACGCAATTCCAAACGCAATTGTTCAGTTGAATGCAATTGGTCAGATCAACGCTGACCTAGTTCCACCAAGATCTGTAAATTACTTCAGATCTGATTTTGATGGTGGTAGAATTCAACTCGTTAACCTGATTCCTGCAACTAATCTCAATCAGGGTGACACCGTTGTTGAACCAACCGACTCCTTCGTTCTAATCTCCGACTTAATCGGACAATACCTGATTCTTGATTCTACCAATGACGCTGGTATTGCACTTACAGACTTCAGTTTCTCTAACGGATTTGAAGTTGTATCTGCGGTTACTGGTGGTGGTGCAATTGGTCTTGTTACCGCACCTCCAGGAGTTGGTGTTGGAACTGGAGTAACAACTGTAGATCCTGCAGTTGGTTATGGTACAACTGGTTTAGTTAAGGGTGTACCACTTTCAGTTACTAATCTACAGGGTGGTTCTGGATATTCCAACCCAGGCATTTATACTGGTGTAAGACTCGACCAATCTTCTGGTATTGGTACTGGAACGAGTGCCAAGATTACCATTGGACCTTCTGGTAATGTAACAAATGTTGCTATCCAAACTGGTGGATTTAGATATGCCGTTGGTGATACTCTAACCCTGAATGATGCAAGTGTAATTGGTGGTAGAGTTGGTGGATCCAACTTCACAATTGATGTTGGTGAAGTTGAGACGAGACTTTATCTCGCACTGCAAGAAGGCAGCGCAGGTACTCAGAAGTTCCCTGGTAGTACTGTTCTTCCAGATTACATCGCTGATGAAAGTGCAGTTGGATATTCTACGAATATCGGTATCGCACTAACTGAGACATTTACTCCAACTGATTATCTCGTCTCTGGTAGCGTTGACTTTGCAAATGATCGCATCGTTCTTGGTTCTGGACATCCATTCGTTGATGGAGATCCAGTTCTCTACAAGACAAATGGTGGTGTTGTAATTAGTGATCTACTCGATGAAGAAATTTATTACATTAAGACTGTTGGTGTCACATCAGTTCAACTGTATACCACTTACGCACTTACGACCGTCAAGTCACTACTCAGTTCTGGTACTGGAACGCACTCTCTAAGTAGAGTTGGTGTTACAACCCAAACTGATCAGATCATATTCAAAAATCACCCATTCACTCAGGGTGATGCAGTTAGAATTCAAGCGGGAAGTGCAGCTCCAATTGGTGTTACAACTGGAAACTTCTACTACATCGGTTCTAAGACAACCAACTCCTTTACTCTCCACACAACACGTCAACAAGCTATCGATTCTGTTAACGGTCTTATCCTTAACACGATTGATCTGGACGCTGCATACGGAGCAAACGTTGGTGTCGTAACCTTCCAGGAACAGAACGTTGTTTACACCAAGTCTGTAAACACTTCTTCTTCAGACGTTACTAACTTCTCACTACTTTCCTCCAGTTCACTTGATGCTCAGAACATCATTTCTGGTACATTTGATCCCGCAAGATTGGGTTCTGGAACTGCAAACGCAGACGTTGTTCTTTACGGTGATTCTTCCTTCAAGAAAGTTATTAAGTCCGTTGGTATTGGAACAACTCAACCAATTGGTGTAACCTACACCTCTGCAGACCTCGCACCTAATGGCGTAGGAATCAATACTTACTATGGTGATATTCAAATGACTCTTAACAGAGTTGTTTCCACTCCAGATGATTACTCAACAGTTGGTATTTCTAAGTTCAAGTTAAGTACATTTGCAATTGGAACTGATGGTGAAATAACTATCAAATCTTCCGTTGACTCTGGTGATGTTGACGCTGCGACCTTAGGTGGACAAAACGGTGCATATTACTTAGATATTAACAACAGTACTGGACAACTTTCTATCGCAAGAGGTGGTACGGGCCTAGGCGCGTTACCTGGTAACGGTAGTATGTTGATTGGTAATGGTTCTACTTACACATTGACTGGAAGTCCAACACTTTCTGGAACAATGTCCGCAGGATTCACAGTCCTCGGTGGTAAGGATATTACCTTCACTAACTCTACTTCATTCACTGGTGATGCATCTGGTAGAATTCAACTTTATAATAATTCACTCTACCTCCAGTACAATACTTCGCTTATCTTCAGAGAGTCTACTGGTAGTACCGATGTTGCAAACATCAACAGCAGTGGAGATCTAACCTCTATTGGTGACATGCAGTTCCGTAGAGGAACCTTCACCCAGGCAACTGGAACCGCACCATTCAGTGTTTCTTCTACCACACTGGTTAATAACCTGAACGCAGATCTACTTGATGGTATTCAGGCATCATCTTTCGTAAGAGCTGATGCAAATGATACGGTTGCAAATAATCTGAGTTTCACATCAATTACCACTCCAATCACAACGACTTCTATCAAGTTCAACAACTCTGAAATGAGTTCTTCTTATTATACGGAGGCAGTTGGAGTACTTGCATTTGACGAAAACTTCCATGGTGATAGTGGATATGGTTCAGAGGCCACCGCGCCCGCGCAAACCTTCACCACGAACGGTGGTGGTCTTGTAATCAAGAACGAAGATGGATGGGGTGCAGTTCTTTCCTCACAAAACATCCGTTGGTGCGAAGGCAACTTCGCTAACCTAGAGATCGGTGGTAACCAGGTATTCCACACTGGAAACGACGGTCCTGGATCTGGTCTTGACGCGGATACCGTTGATGGAATTCAAGGTGCATCACTCCTCAGATCTGATGCTGCAGACACTCTAGACGCAGTTCTAACTGTTGGTCAATCTGGAAGAATTGACTTCCCAGATTATTCGGGTGTTACCAATAATCCAAATACACAAGTAGATTATATCAGATTCGGTGCTAATGGATCTATTTCACAGGTGAGTGATGCAGGTGCAATGATGATTGCATCTAATGATGATGGATTGATTATTGCGAACGGTGATGTTGGTAGAACCTTTACTTCTTCCGACATCAACCCATTAACAGAAGATACTTTCCTCCTTTCCGACTTTAAAGTTGAGATTTGGACGAATCTCCAAGGTGGAATTGGAAATAAACAAGCGTTTGTCTTTAGAACGGACGGTGAATTTAGAGCTCCTGTAACGGTTCAGGCAAACTCTGATATCAAACTGAAGACTAACCTCAGACCTCTTGAAAATTGCCTAGATAAGATCTCGCGCATTACTGGATATCGTTACGAACGTATCGATCTTAACAACAAAGAACAAATCGGTGTTGTCGCGCAGGAAGTTGAGAAAGAGTTCCCAGAACTCGTAAGTGAGGAGAAGGGAATCAAGGCAGTATCCTACGGAAACCTCGTTGCCGTCGCGTTTGAGGCGATCAAGGAACTCAAAGCAGAGGTTGATACCCTCCGCGAAGAGATCCGCGAACTGAAGGGAGAGTAAGAACTCTCTCATGGTTTATAAATACCTCTAGGAAACTAGGGGTATTTTTTATGGCGCAACCATCTAGTAGAGCGGAGTTGAAAGAATACTGCCTCAAACAACTAGGTAAGCCAGTCTTAGAAATAAACGTAGATGACGATCAAATTGACAATCTAATTGATGATGCGATCCAATACTTTCATGAGCGTCACTATGATGGTATTGAACGTGTTTACCTAAAACATAAATTAACACCAACAGAGAAAGAAACAATCAAACAGACTGGAATATCTACAACCCAGTCTGCAACTGTTGTTGGTGCGGGTTTGACATCTATTAGTTATGTCGAGGGTGTAAATTATCTACCACTACCAGATTCAATCATTGGAGTAAACTCTGTACTTAAGTTAAACTCTAGCACCGTTTCTGACGGACTCTTTAACATTAAGTATCAGTTATTCTTGAATGATGTTTATTATTATGGTGCTCTTGATCTATTAAATTATTCGATGGTCAAGAGATATCTTGAGGACTTGGATCATGTACTAAATCCTCAAGCAATGATTAGATTTAATAAAACTAATCACAAGTTATATCTGGATATTGATTGGACTGAAGTTGGTCAGAATGAATATCTAATTATTGATTGTTACAGAATCATTAATCCTTCAGAAGCGACCAAAGTTTATAATGACTTCTGGTTGAAGAGGTATCTTACTGCACTGATTAAAAAACAGTGGGGTATGAATATGATCAAGTTCAATGGCGTTCAACTTCCTGGCGGGATTGTGCTCAACGGAAGACAAATTTATGAAGATGGTCTTGCAGAAATAGAAAAACTGGAAGAACAACTTAAGAATGAGTACGAGTTACCACCAATCGATCTAATAGGCTGATATGTCTCCACTAAATTCTTATTTTCTCCAAGGATCTCCTGGTGAGCAGAGACTCATTCAGGATTTAGTCAATGAACAGTTAAAAATGTATGGTGAGGACGTACTGTACTTACCAAGAAAGATCATTGGAGAAAATACTGTTATACGAGAAAACACTGCTGCAAAGTTTGACGATAGTTTCAGAATCGAAGCATATCTGATGAACTATGAGGGGTTCCAGGGTGCAAGCGCAGAACTCCTCACAAAGTTTGGTGTTAGAAATACGGATGAATTAACTCTTGTTATATCAAAGGAAAGATATGATGATTTTGTTCAACCAATTATTGATCAGTTCCCAGTTGGAGAAAGAAAGAAGGCTAAAAGACCTAATGAGGGAGACCTGATCTTTTTCCCTTTAGAGGGAGCACTTTTTGAAATTAAATTTGTAGAGGGTAAGAAACCTTTCTATCAACTCAGAAATCTATATGTTTATGAACTCTTATGTGAGAGATTTGAATTTGAAGATGAGATTATCGATGTTTCTCAAGTGGACGCAGAAGGATCCAATGTCAATGAGACTGTATCTCAGTTTGGTAATGTTTTAACACTAAATCTTGTTGGTACTTCTGCTACAACTGCGGTAGCGTCTGTTTCGGGAATTGTTACCGACACGACTTACGAGTCTCTACAATACGTAGATCTAATCCATGATGGTGCATATGTAACTGCACCTACAGTTAAGATACAAAAACCTTTCTTTGGTATCGGTGTAACTGCTACGGCTACTGCAGTTCTTAATGTTGATGGTACTATTGAAACTTTTAATATTACCAATCCAGGAACACAATATATCGGTGTTGCAACAGTTGCAATTTCTACAACACCACCAATTCCAAATGAATATGTACTCGACTATCCCATCAATGCAATTAATAGTGATTATTCTCTCAAGATCGATGATAGAGAGTGGAAATTAGATACGACTCGCGGAATAACAGGACAAAAATCTGTAGGAACTGTAAAATTCTATTATTACTATACGGGATCCACTCCGACTAGTGGATATCTGTATAGATCAAACTTCGTGAATGTTAAGTGGACTGCAAATAGTACCGTCAGTGTTGAAATAAGAAGAACAGATAATGCACAGTTTGGTACAGCAATATTAAATGAACCAATATCACTCACTAGTGGGTGGAATAAACTTGAGTTTAGTTGGGATGGTACTACCTTCTCTATGTGGAATGATCCTCTGGGAAGCACTAGAGTTAGACAATTTTATGAAAATCTTTCTGGAACAAATTATGAAAATCAAAAGTTTGTTGATGACAATGTAGTATCGCTTGGATCAACTACTGGTGGTATCCAATACTTTGATCATTTTGAAATATATGATACAGCATCAGTTTATAATGGAGTTGGAGCAACTGAGGGTTCTAGAATTTACTTAGATAGTTTTGAGAAAGGCGAACAGGCTACTGCGACTGTAACTGTATCTGCTGGTGGTATTTCTAGTATTACTTTCGGTCAGAACGATAGAACTGGTATTGGATATACAATAGCACCAACAATAACTTTCTCCAGTCCAGTTAATGGAACTACTGCAACTGCAGTTGCAATTATGACTTCTAGAACTGTAAATAACAAGAGGGGTATTGACCGAGTACTTATAACAAATCCTGGTTACGGTTATACCGAATCACCAACTATTGAATTTATTAGTTCAAACGGGTCTGGTGGTATTGCTACTGCAGTTATGAATACAGGAGTTCTACCAGTTGTTGCAATTAGTAGTGGTGGTGTAGGTTATACTACCGATCCACAAGTATTCATTGAACCAATATTTGTTGCACAATCTGTTGGGGTAAGTTCTGAAATCAATAATGCAAAGGCGGAAGTAGTTCGCAATACAAATGGAGAAGTATCTCAGATTCTTTATTCCAACGCTGGGGCAGGTTATACATTTACTCCAAGTATTACCTTTACTTCTCCAACGTCGGATACTTATGGTTATTATGAATATAATGAAGTAGTTACTGGTCAACGTTCTGGAGCTACTGGATATGTAAGAGAATGGGATGCTGATGATCGCATTCTCAAGTTAGCTACTGTCAATGGAACATTCCAAAGAGGAGAATCTGTTGTAGGAGCTGCAGGAAGTTATAAAGTATCTACTGTTGATTCAAATGAATTCTTAGATGCATTTGCAGATAATATAGATATTGAATCAGAAGCTGACGAAATTATTGACTTTAGTCAAGCCAATCCCTTTGGAGAATTCTAATGTTTGGAACTTATTTTTATCACGAAATTTTAAGAAAGACTATTATAGCTTTCGGCACATTATTCAATAATATTGAAATTAAACACAAAGATACATCTGGAAACGGGTTTAGTCAATTAAAGGTCCCTATTGCATATGGACCTATGCAAAAGTTCTTAGCGAGAATAGAACAATCTCCAAATCTTAGAAAAGAAGTTGCAATAACTCTGCCTAGAATGGCATTTGAGATGGTGGGTATTTCATATGATCCAACCAGAAAATCTTCAACCATGCAAACTTTTAAGGTTGTAGATCAGAATAATAACAAGATTACTAAGGCTTTTATGCCTGTTCCATACAACGTAAATATCAGATTGTCAATTATGACAAAACTGAATGAAGATGCACTACAGATAGTGGAACAAATATTACCATATTTTCAACCCCACTTTAATCTAACAGTCAATCTAGTCGAACAAATAGGTGAGACTAGAGATATCCCAATGGTCTTGAATAGTATTCAAATGGATGATGATTATGAGGGAGATTTTACTACAAGAAGATCCCTAGTATACACATTAGACTTTACTGCAAAAACATATCTATTTGGTCCAGTGGATACTGGTAACGATAGTATAATCAAAAAAGTTCAAGTCGATTATTATACGAATACCGAAAGAAAAAATGCATCCAGGGAACTTCGTTATGTTGCAACTCCTAAAGCCCTTAAAGATTACAATTCTGACGGTGCAACCCAACTTTCTGAAGATATTGCAGCAAACGTCACCGAGTTTAGTGTTGAATTTGGAACTCAGTTGATTTCTAAGACTTACATACAGATTGGTGAAGAAGTAATGTTTATCAGAGAAATTGCTGGTAATGTTATCAAGGTAAATAGAGGTGAGAACGGTACTATTGCTACCACTCATGAAGCATTGGATTATGTTAACGCAATCAATGCAGCAGACGATGAACTGATTGATCTTGACGATGATTTTGGATTCAATGAATCTACATTCAATTTTAATGATGGAAAGATCTACAGTACAACCAAACAAACTGACGTGGACGCATGAAGTACGATGAAATAGATGATGCTTTGGATATTACCCCCACAGAGGTTAAGTCTGAAAAAATTGTCAAAAAAGAACCAGAGGTAACTGAAGTCGTTACTTCCACTCAAGAACAACTCAAAAAAGATTATGAATATACTCGGGGTAATCTTTACTCCTTGATTGAAAAAGGTCAAGAAGCAGTTGATGGAATTTTAGAACTTGCACAAGAATCAGATTCTCCTAGAGCATTTGAGGTTGCAGGACAACTTATCAAACATGTCGGTGATGTTGCCGATAAATTAGTCGATCTTCAGAAAAAAGTAAAAGACATCGAAAAAGACGATGGGAAATCACCTAAAGCGACAAACGTTACAAACAATGCGGTTTTCTTTGGGTCTACAGCGGATCTCCAGAAATTTCTCAAAAATAATGGAGATTCTAAATAGATAAAGGACATACTTACCTAATATGACCAAAGCTAAATCGTGTCCCCCTGGGAAGTACTGGTGCTATACTGATAAAAAATGTAAGAAAGTACCCATGGGTTATTATGTGGGACGTGGTGGTTATTTGTCTAAAGAAAATGAAGATGGTGAAGAAGGCAAGAAAAATGGAAACGGTAACGGAAACGGTGGTTCCAATGGCGGCGGCAACGGCGGCGGAGGAAATGGTGGCGGGGTGAGCGAAAATACTATATTAGAAAAACGTGATGGTAAGTCTGCGAAAGATAAGGGGTATTCCCTTCGTGATTGGTTCAAAGGTGGTGGTTGGAAACAAACGGGTGGTAAGTATGACGGTAAACCCTGTGCGAGACAACCAGGTCAAAAGACCAAACCATTCTGTCGTGATGCGGATGATCGCGCTTCAATGAGTAAAGACGAAAGAAATAGAAGAGCTGCTAAAAAACGCAAAGAAGATCCAAATCCCGATAGAAAAGGAAAGGCAAAAATGGTAACCGATTCATACGATTTTTCAAACTGGAGAGACGAGTTCAAAGCACTTGAATTTGAAACAGTTGACATTATTGAAACAGAACCATTGAAACCAACTGAGGGTCTCGGAAGTAAGATGCTTGGTGAAAAGTGTTGGAAGGGATATGAGAAGAAAGGTATGAAGACCATGTTTGGTAAGAGATATCCAAACTGTGTTAAAAAAGAAGAGTTGGAAACATGTCCAGTATGTGGTAATGATCCATGTCAATGTTTGGAAGGTAATTTAAAATCTGACTGGAGAACTGAAATCTTTGAAGGTGATGGTGATCATGAGTATGAAATGGCACGTCGTCAACTAGCAACGATTAAAAATGCAGTTTCTCGTCTTGAGAAAAAGATGGGTGAAACTGGAGAGGGTGAACTCAAAGCATGGGTTCAGTCAAAACTCACTAGATCTGCAGATGACATCGATACAGTTGCAGATTATATGACTAACGAGGAGAATATCCAGGAAGGGGAAAAAGACGCTTGTTACCACAAAGTCAAGTCTCGTTATTCCGTATGGCCTTCTGCATATGCATCTGGAGCATTAGTCAAGTGTCGTAAGGTCGGCGCTAAGAACTGGGGTAACAAGACTAAAAAAGAGGAAGTCCAGTATATGAATACTGAAGACTATCAAAGGATACAGGAATATGGTAACGTTTACACTATAATAGTATTATGGAGAGGTAAGTCTCATCGCTTGCAACTTTTCTTCCAGGGTACGGCAAGACCTTCCCGTGATGAAGTCAAGAACGAAGTAGAAAAGATTTATCCAGGTGGAATGGTGAGTTACTACTTCCCCAGCGCCACCGATCCAGGTAAACCAATTATTGTTTCTACAAGGAGTTGATTATGCAAGACGACATCGAACTTTCAAATTTGTCAAAAGCACTTGAATATGAACGTCAGGCTAGAGAGATTGATAAGATGACTCTAACTGAGGCGAGAGAGTTCGCGAAGTCTTATTTAAA